TTACCTGTTTTAATTATCTTTCTATCAATGTATAATCCGGCCGCTTTACCTCTATTGGTTTCAGCATTTACAGCTGATGAGAATGAACCTTTTTTAAGTGCTTGTTCCTTGATCCTATCTAACTCAGCAACATGTTTTTCGTAAGTCACTTCATGCTTACTTAGTCTTTCTTGTTTTAATTTATCTATGTACTGAACAACAAGTGGTGATGTTCTTGGGTTCATTAATTCTGATCCCTCACTTCTAGCTCTCTTCTCACTATAACCTGCTTTAATCGCCGCTTCTGTTTGAGACATATACCCATCAGGCCCACCGAATACGATGAGTTCTGCAAATCTTTTCTGCATTTCTGTTAGTCTTTTAGGTCTACCCATACTTGACAATTTAAGGGAACAATCCTATTATGTCAAGGAGTATAAAGAAATATGTACGTTAAACACTTACAAGAATATTTAGATAAATTTACTAATGGACGTAAAGGTAATGCTGTGTCCAATGCTAAAATATTTATTCACGTTAATGGTTATCTTGAAGAGATAAAAAGAATTGAAGTACAGGAGCATGCCATAGGCACGCCTGGGGCTGAGTCTATTAGAATTGTATTAAAGCCAAACAAAGAAGAAAGATTAATTTTACCACCTGGATATATCAAAGACTACTAGTCGCTTGCGCGTTCGCTTGTCGCTTGCGCGTTCGCTTGTCGCTTGGGCCTTCCCGCTTGTCGCTTGCGCTTGTCGGTTTCAAACCACTTTATATCTCGGCCATTTTCTTTGCACCATATATAGTGATTAAACCTTATTAAGGTTTCCCACTTATTCATCTTTTATTAATGTAAAATTAACTGTGGCTAGCTCGCTTGAGGGGTGTCCGAGTTCCTGCCACTCTAACGGGCAAGTCTTTAACCACTCTTGCAATTTTTCATAGTTTTTTTCTAACTCGTTGTCTGTATCTATTTCCATATTATCCCTTCTGCTCGCTTGCTTGTTCATTTAACATCTCATCAAAACTTTGACCTGTATACTCATTAAACCATTTTTCAAAATTAGTATCTGCTGTTATGTATTTATCTAATTCTAGTCGATACCATTCTTTTAATTCTTGTAAATTTTTATTAAGATTTTCTTTAGCTTGTTTTTTATCTTTAAAATAATATGTATCTAACATATTCATCTTTAACTCGTGGTCGTGACAATTGCTCATATTATCCTCTCTATTTGTTTGCTTGTTGCTTTTTAATGGCGAATAGTTGGGGCAATTTCCTATTTCATTAAGTTAATATATATGATAATCTGCAGATACACATACCTTAAACACCAAAATTTTAATCCTCTCTATTTGTTTGCTGTATCACCTTGTATTTCTGTTTGGCAATCATCACCATACTCGACACCCTCATACTCTACTATTATTTTAGTTTTTTTATCTTCACTCATTTCACCCTCTCTATCAAAACCACTATCTACTGCTAAATCTTGAATTTCTTCTTCTGTTAATTTTTTTGGTGAGGTTATTCTCCAAGTTCTAACATCTACTGATTGTTCTATATATCTATATTCATAATCTTCCATCTTGTGTCCTCTCTATTTGTTTGCTTTTTTTTAAAATAATAATCATAGTCTTTATAAAACTCTTCGGCACTTTCATAAATTTTAGTTTCATAAAACTTTTCTTGATGTCCCTCTTCATCTCTTCCATACTCTAACCTTAATTCTACTCTTCCTAAAAATCCTTCGTATTCATCATCAAAATCTTCTACAAAACCATTACTCCAACCATCTTTGTAATAATGTTCTGATCTCATAACTTCTGATAAAAAATCTGCAAAATTAGATAAATTATCTTTTGACCACTCTCTTTTTAATTTTGATGTGTCATAATAAAAATTCATATTATCCCTTCTATTTGTTCGCTTGCACGCTTGCACGCTCGCTTGCGCTTGTTAGTTTTAAATATGGCGCTCCCGTGGACACGGCATTAAATGCTCGCTTGCTATCTTGTCGCTTGCGCGCTTGCCCGCTATTATTCGGATTTCTTCGCGTATTTTTCTCCCTCGCGCCATATCTTTGCATTAAATTAAACATCTAATACAAAACCGGTTTTATCATGGCGTGCCTTACCTTTTGCATATAAGCCTGCTATGATATTTTTAGGGTCTTTAAATCTAACGTCCGACTTATCAGCGTCTATGACTTTAAACCCTTTAAATTTTCTAGGTAGTTTTTTAGTTCTAAATACAGCGCTTATATTTCCGCCACGTTTTAGAATATTAAAAGCCTCTTTTTTATTATCCTCATTAAGTGAGTATGTTAAATGATAATTTTTCGGATACTCGCCTTTAGCCCATTTTAATGCGCGCTTATAAATTTTTGTGTAGTCATAAAATTGTACTTCCGGAAACATCTCAAATAATCCAAAACGCTCCCATGAAACATCACTAGTACCGTTTAAACGTACAGCCGGCTTAAATCCTTTTTTCTCACACCTTAACGCGTGTAATCTAATTTCTTTTTTTAACTGTATTAAAAAGGTTTCCCGCTCTCTCATTAGCCATAATGTTTTATTAATTCGTCCCCGCTGTACCGCTTTCATTTGCCCCCGTCCGGCTGTATTTAAACATGAGGCTTTACAACCCGCGCTAGCCATCGGACACATATTAAACCCACTTGAATTTGCCGGCGCTAAATATAAAATAGCGGTCATAACTTTTAATTTTTGACCTTTTATGGTTTTAGCGTTGTTATCTATATTTAATAGTCTTTTTGCTTTATATAATTTCATATTAATCTAAACAATCTTTACAGTATCTTTTATCTATACGGCTTAACCAATCCGGCCTTAGTATATTATTGCAAATTTTAGCCTTACAAATTAAGCTAGTTTTTTTCTCTCTTTTGCCTATCTCTAATAATTCTGTAAAGGTTTCATCCCCTTTTAATTTAATTCCGTTTAATATTGTCATAATAAAAAAGCCCCGCTATTAACGGGGCCATAATTTTTAGTCTAATAATGTATAATATTGGCTTGTAAAATGTTTTTGAAACCATGTAATACACTTTTGCATTTTTTTATAATTTTCGTCTATTTCGGCATTTTTAATCGCATAATAGACACCCCTTGCAAATTTTGGCAATTCACAACTTTGGTTACTGTATGGGTTAGTTTCAGTGACAATTTCAGTATCATTATAACTAACTTCACACGGCAATTTAATTGTTTTACCATTGTATTTTATTGATTGTATATTTTTAGTCATTTTTGCTTAGTTCCTCTCTTATTTTTTCTACTTCTTTTTTATTACTCAATACAATATCCATTAACTTATTTGACATATCAATAAGCGTGGTTATCTTTTGCATTTTAACAAGTTTATCATTTGTATAAAGTAACTTGTCTATTTCTGTTTTTACCATATTTAACATTTTTTCCTTTTGTTATTGTTTTCACTATCCCTACTTATCCTATAATCTACGGGTCTGTCAAGTCTATATTTTAAGGTTTTAGATTGTGGCTTTTTTGTGGTACTGTTACCTCAAAAAATCTATGCAACCTGAGGCAAAATTTTATAAAGAATTAAAGAAAAATATCCCTTCTATTTTATGGAATAGACTAGAAAATTTGAGTCTTTTGGGCATGCCTGATTTAATCGCTTATAATAAAAAACAGTGTTTTTTTACCGTTGAATTAAAAGTCGTAAAAAGTAACAAAATAAAATTTTCACCTCATCAAATTGCATGGCATAAGACACACCCGCAAAATACTTTTATCATGGTCAAGACCCTCGACCCGTCCCCCCTTAAAACTTATTCAATATCCATGTTTCGTGGTTCATCGATCATGGCGCTTGCGCGTTATGGCATGAAAGTCGACGCTTGCGCCTGTGGATATCCCGCTTGCGCGTTGATGTTTGATGAGGTCGGACTT